GAAATATGGGAATAAATAACACATGAGCAACAGCAAAATAGAAATTAATGGAAAATGCATTCACATTGGTGAAGAAAAAAACGGTTATCAGACGTTTACAATTGAAGATTCAAGCGGTGAATACCCTTTAATTTTATCATTCGATTGGAAACTCGAAAAACTTCAATATACGCCAAAAGTAAATGATATTGTTGAAATGTCTGGTTATGTTTCTAGTCGTGAGTGGCAAGGTAGATATTTCACGAGTATAAGAGGTTCATTCTCTAAGATTGAAAAATCTAATGAGCCAGAACCGAAACAAGAAGATCCTGCAGAAGATCCTTTTGAAGATGAAGCACCTTTCTAGTTTTCCTGTTTGGGTTATTGAGTATTGCTACTGCGGTGGCAGTATTGATACATACGAAATTCACACCGATAAAGATCATGCTAAAAATCGACTTGAGGAATTAAAGAAAGATGCAATTGAAGGAGTAGATCAATACTGGATTAAAAAAACAATAGCATATAAATGAAATACCCAATCGGATTAACATTCACTCACAATAATAAGAATCATGAAATATTCAGATTCAATTCTGGTCGTTATCATGTTTGGTGTAGACAATGCCGAAAGTCATTTGTCTACACTGAGCAAGAACTAGATTCTATGATCAATCAATAATAGGATCGTAACCACAAACACAGCGACAATTTATTATATTGCTCGCTGAACCCCTCGGGTCATTCGGATGCGCCAATCTTTCGTCATTGACGATAAAATCTTCGTCCATACCCACAGGAGAAACACCTATATGACCTTGTCTTGTTGCATCGTCTGAAACAGGTATCCATTCTTTTCTAAAATCTAACCCAGATTCCCTCGCCCCTAATTCTTGAGCGTATGAACTTGCATTGCCTGTTTCGGTTCTGGCTATTGTCCTTGCTCTATGTGTTGATATAGTTCCAGAAAATGAATCTCTAATATTCTTTGCAATCGGTTTTTCTCCTATTCCTTCTTGTATCCCATCCTCAATAATCTTTCCGACTATCTTTGCACTGGTTCCAGTTATTAGATCAGACTGACTAAGAACATTCTCAGCGATCCATTCTTGCGACAACATAACAAAACGGCTCGACTCTGGAAATTCCTGTTTCTGCTTTTTCTGTTGTTTTCGGATCATTTGCTTTAACTGAGCAAGCCCCATAGTCCCGATAACTTTATCATAGAATTTTCGCATTAATTCCTGGACTTCTAAATCACTTTGATTAACCACACTAAGCGCGCCATCAATACCATTCATGAGATATTGACTAGCTATCTCGTCACCCTGCTTTTTATACAGTTTCTTAAATGATCGAAATAAGGATTTTTCGAACTGACTGCGTAATCTTACAAAGTAAGCAACATTTCTTCTATTCATCTAGTAAATTAAATTCCATGCCTTTAGGCACTTGACTAGATGGCATAAAAAACTCGCCCTCTGCTTCTTCTGGATAATTACCCTCTTGACGTGCTTCAATATCCGAAATAATACCCGCTTGAAAGTCGTTTCTAGCTGATTCACGTTTTTCAAATACTCTCGGCTGTAATGCAAGAATATTATCTCTATCAATCATTGTATTAGATTGCTTTCCTGTTATTGATTCAAAGAAAATATCAAGATCAGATAGAAACGCGCTCAACATCGGTATTACCGTATTGTCATAAAGACTCATACGAGCCTCAGACACGTTATTGAAAGTAGATCCTTCCGCGAGTCCTAAAAGGAATGGAGGATAACCAAGGGCAAGGGCAATTTCTCTAGCTGTGGTAGTCTTACTGTTCACCCAGTCCATTTCTTGTTGAGTCATGCCAGCCGATAATACAGAGTATTGCCAATTAAGCATTGCTATATTACTGCTTCTACCTTTACCCATAGCTATTTCCATATCCTTCCGGACTGCTTTCATTTGCTCGGGACTAGGTGGCTCTATAAAGTTATCTTTAGGCATATTCATGCCGAGAACCATAGAAGGTACACCGTTATTTTCAACAACCTTCTTATTGTATGCGCTCATTGCATTACTCTGGTCTATGCTGATAATAGCAGATTGAAGCAATGACATTCCGAGCCATTCATTCTGAGGGTTAAATAATTTTGAGTGAAACATTTCAGATTTCAACTCTTCATCAACTGGAAAAAGTTTAGTGCCTCCTTGTGTCCATCTATAGGCTATCAATTGTTCATTAAGACCGCCTCTCATGCCATACTCTAAATCAACTCTATCAGGTCGAATAGTCCTAAGCATTGAAATCTTTTTACCTACTGTTATTGCTTCAGCGTAGAAGTTGCCACCTAATAATTTATACTTCAACGCATCTTGAATGAAATTCGTATAGCCTTGTTTATAGTATGGCTTTCTTAGTAGTTCCTCTAATTCTGGTTGATCGAATACTAAAGGTATCTGACTTGCTGATTCTGCAATGTCAGTTATGGCTCTAAATACAACATAGTTCTTTTCAAATCCATCACGTGAAGCAGTATTGTAATTTACTTTCCTGAATCCATCATCGCCTTGAAATAATGAATCTGGATAGTTTAAAATTGGATCACCTGAAAACCCTTTTTGATTAAGGTCATCCTTGTTTCCCTTAGAGAAAAGCTTGTTTAGTCCTAACATAACTATAATACTTGAGGAGTAAAATTCCCTCTTCTTTTCATCCTATTAATATATTGAGTTGTCATATCCACTTGGTCGTCATGTTTGGCGTTTGGAAATAATGTCATTTCTTTTATGTAATCATCTAACCATTCCGCTTGAAATGGCAAGAATATTTTTCCATTCTCCCATTCTGGCTGTATCGCATAGGCTCTAGTTAATTTGTCAGTATCAACTTTTATGGGGCGAATCGGTATCAATGTTGATGATATTAATTCTTGGATTAATGATTGCCCGCTTGCCTTATCTTCAATTAAGCAATAGCGAGGTTTCCAATATTCGCACAATTGCTCGACCCTTGCTTTAAGGTCTGGAAACTCAACCTTTTCGCGTATGCTATTAAGTAGAAAATATCCTTTTTCACATTTACCCCATACCCCAATAGATGAATAATCGTTTTCCGCGCCTGTCTTAAACGCAGAGTCAATTGATATATCTATATGTTCAAACTCTGGCAGGTTTTTAGGGTCGTAATTCTGTATGAAATGTTTCTTAAATAATCCACCACCACGAGGCGCGGGTCGTTGTTGTAATTGTCCAGCCGTTGCATATGTGCCGAGTGTTTTCTCTAATTCCGCGACTTGTTTTTCTGGAAATCTCTCAGGAAACATTAATTCCCCTTCTTTGGTTCTTGGATCTTTCCACCCAATACAAGAAACAGAGGTTTTTCCTTTTTCCTCATAGCGCATAGGAATTTTCAAATGTTCGTAAGGCAATCCAAGTTCAAGTATTACCCCGCTAGTATCGGCTTCGTTCAATCTCTGCATGATTACAATGATTGCTGAATCCTCATTGTTTACACGTGATGGCAATGTTTCAGTAAATGTGATTCGAGCGTTTTCCAACTCTGCTTGACTGTTGGCATTATCCGCGCTCAATGGATCGTCCAATATAACACGATCACCCCGAGAACCAGTCATGCCAGTGAATGACATCGCTTCTCTAAATCCTGTTTTACTGTTTTCAAATTTAGTTTTAGCGTTCTGGTCGCTCGTCAACTCAACCCCAAACATAGACTTATACCATTCTGACTGAATTAACCTTCTGCATTTCATATTGTCACGAACTGCAAGCGTCTGATTATGTGCGGTTCCAATGTATCTATATTCTTGTTCGCCCCTTGCCCATTCCCACGCTGGAAAAATTACGCCTGTTAGCAAACTTTTCATCGAGCCGGGCGGTACGTTCATCAAAAGCCGTTTTATTTGACCAGAATTTACCGCCTCAAGGTGTTCGCAAATTGCATCTAAACACCACCCCCATTTCAAAGGGGTGGATGGCTCTAATACGTGCCAAGCTTGCTGTGCGAACTCAGCTAATGACCTTTGACATAATTCAATATCAATAGCCTTGAAATCATCATGAGTCAGCTTCGATTCTTGCATCCTTTAAAGCTCTCAATTGTTCGGTTGTAAGCTTCTTTATGTCAATTGTCGGTTGCAATGTTCCGTCAGAGTTCGAAACATCAAGCTCAGTTCGTTCAACGTATCCTCGGTTCTTGCCTTTAGTTTTTAAATAGAAAATAGTAGAGGTGGCATTCCCTTCATTGATTTGCTTGTGTAAGCTGGACTCGGCAAAGTCTAATGTTACATTGTCAATCTCCTGAACTGCCATTGCAAACTCGGGATCATTCTCTTTCCATTCATAAAAAGATGATCTTGCAACCCCTGCTGTTTTACACGCGGTTGTGACGATCCCTAAAGATTTCTCAAGTGCCTCAAGTAGTCTCTGTTTTTTGATTTCTATTGCTTGGGTTGTAATTGGCATTATGCGACTCCTGTTTCAAATACTTTTTCTGGATCAATGTCTTTTAATTTGCAATATCGGTTTACTATTACGTCACAATATTTTGGGTCTAGCTCCATCATTCGGCATTTTCTTTTTGTTTGCTCACAAGCTATTAATGTAGAGCCTGAACCTCCAAAAAGGTCTAATACAATAACTCCATTTTTATTATATTTATCAAAACACCAAGAAGCTAACGAAATTGGTTTTTGTGTCGGATGAACACGCTTTTCGCCATGCTCAGAAGCTTTAATCATACCATGCCATTTATGTCGAAAAATATTGACACGAACACCACCGCTAACAAATGCCAATTCGCCACCACTAAACGTATCACCTTCTCTCTCTTTGTCCCATATTAGCCACCCATTACCATTCGGAAGGCATGATGGATAATAATTTGCTCCCCAAAAAACTTTCAAAGAATCTGGAAACATTGAAGATATTAAATTAAAACAATTAATAGCAACCATTGTATCATTATCGCCAAGTATATATCCGAAGTCCTCGCCAACTGTTACTCCATCAATACCTTTACCTGAATGTTTAATACCATACGGAGGATCAGTGAAAACCATATCTGCAAGCTCACCACCCATTAGCCTTTGCACATCTTCCTCTTTGGTTGAGTCGCCACACATCAAACGATGTTCGCCTAGTTGGTATATTCGCCCTAATTCGGTTTTTGGTTCCTCTGGTGGCTCTCCGTCAAAATCATCCTCTTCAGCGTCTTGAATCTCTTCTTCGACTTCAAAAAAACTTAATTCATCCGATTCAAACCCCCATTCGCCTAACGCTTCTTTATCAAAGTATTCGCGCAAAGCATCTTCATCAAAAGAGCCAGTGTTTTTATTCAAACGAATATTTAGCTCTTTTTCTCTTTCGAGAGTTAAGTCAAGCTCGACTGTGGGAACCTCTTCATAACCCATTTCAACAGCCACTTTTGTTCTCTGGTGACCGCCAATGATTATGTCTTTTCGATCCTCGTTTATGTTGACGATTACAGGGTCTACAAAACCGAATCTTTTAATGCTGTCTTTTATCGTTTGCTTCTGTGCATCCGACAATGATCTCGGGTTATATTCCGCAGAAATTAAATCCTTTGGATTACGGTTAATAATTTTCATTACTTTTCCGCTAAATAATCAATCGTTTTGCCAAGCGATTTTATTGAATATCGTCTTTTGAGTTTTTCAAGGGCTTCGATGGTTTCTGGTAAAAGCCTAACCGTTTTTGTTACTCGGACTAGGTGTGATGGTTTTCTGTTCATGGTCTTAATATTTATTGCGTTACGGATAATGTCAAGAAATTCTTGTTATTCGGGTAAATTTCCCTTGATCGGGTAAATTGAAAGTTTCTGTCTTGAATTTTTTATTTGAAGATTTTCCGTAGCAATGAGCGTATCTTTGCATTTTTGCGCGGTCGTCTTTGAAATCGACAAATTCACCTGTTTTTAATTTTTTGAAAGAAGCTGAAGATTGTTTTTTGTTGTCGGTTCTGAGAATCCAGAAATTATCTGGATTTGATGTTTTTTGAATTATGAAATTTTTAGGGTCTTGGTCTACGATGAACAATCTAATTTTTTTAGGTACTTGCCCTTCGCAAAAAATCAATTCTCCTGTTTTCATTTCCTCAATATCTGATTCTTGGATTGCCTTAAAATTTGTGTGTTTGATTTCCATATAGACAAAGATACATCAATATTGATTAAGTTCAATATTAAATACAATTATTTATATTTATGAACCGTTTGCAACCGTTTGCAAATTTGCAAACCTATAAACAATTGAGCAATAGCAAGTTGCAAATTCCGTTTGCACAGTGCAAACAACTTTTGCAACCATGCAACTTTTTGATTATCAATGATTTATCCCCTCTAATAATAATAAATATTTAAAATAATAATAATAATAA